TTCAAGTCTATATAATGCTGTTGAATTTGTAATAGATCCTGATAAAAAATTTGTAGATATGTTTATTCGTAATGGTAAAAAAGGTAATTGTATTGAGAGGCTTGGTTAATATGGATAGTTATACTAAATTAAGACGGCAGTTAAATAAATATATTAAAAATTATCCATTACCATCTAGGGCTGAAAATCTTAATAGATTTAAACAGTTAAGATTAATGCGAGAACAGTTACCTTTAAATACTGATAAGTATAATGCGCTTAGAGATACTATTATTATTTCTAATGGTGGGTTTGCGATGAAGTATGCTATTGCTTATTGTAAAAAAATAAATGATAGCTCTATTATAGATGACTTGTTTCAACAAGCACAGATAGGTATAGTTGAAGCAGTAGATAGGTTTGATCCAGATCGTAAAGTAAACTTTACTACCTTCGCTTTCTTTTATGTTCGCAAATGTATTATTGATTACATTAAAAAAAGTAACAAAGTTATTTCTGTTAATAGAAATATTGCTAAATATATAAAACATATAGTTGAAATTAAAGATGTATTGTTAATGGAGAACGAAGGGTTTGAACCTAGTGTGTTAGATATTAAGATTGCATTATTGGAACGTAAAGATATTAACGTAACAACTTTAATAATTATACAACTATTAAATCTTATTGAATTAAATTCATCTTCTTCTGATACTAGCTTTACAACTAATAATTTTGATGATATTAAATCATTTGATTCATATGAATCAATATTATTATTTAAATCAGTTATTAGTTCACAAGTTAAATATTTAGAGGATGATATAATTGATTTAATTAATATGCGATTTGGTATAGGTTATGATAGACCTTATAACTTAGATGAAATACAATTTATAAAGCAACTATCTGATGACGATATTGCTAAATTAATACAAATAACTAATAACATTGACTAATTAAAGGGGGATTTATTTCCCCTTTAATTTATTTAATCGTTCCTGTTGTTTTCTATATGTTTTTACCATAGATTTATATGATGTTAATGTTTGCTCTAATTCTAATAATATATTATTATATGTACTATTAGTAAATAGTAAAACATGTTGTATCCTATCTAAATCTTTACCAAGTAATATCAATTCAAACACCATACACTCATAACGAGACACACCTATCTGGTGCATCTCATTAAGCAATTCTTGTTTAGATGAATAACCTGTAAACAATTTCTCAGCTAATTTAATTAACTTTTTTTGGTTTGGTATTTTTATCATACTTTTTTTTATTCTTATTTATAGATTTATAAATTTTACAATTAGCTCTATCACAAATATTACAATCAACATTACGTGGCCAATCTTTTTGTTCCATGATTTTACTACATGTTAACGATGATACCTTTTGGTTTAAGATAGGACAGGTAATCTTACCTTGTAATTGTATGTGATATTGCTTACTGTTAACTCTAATTGTTTTTTCATTATAATGAACTTCAACATGCGAGTTTTGAATTGATTCTTCGATAGTCATTTTTCCCATAAGTTATTCCTTTATAGAATGTTAATAAGTTGTTGTGATGCATTTAACCAATTGAACGTTACGCCATAGTATTCTGATAGCTCTGTTGATTTATACAAACCAATCTCATTATCATAAGTGTAATTAAATAATCTATTTAATTCAGTACTTGATAACTTACACCATAACCCCATCGTTCCATTAAAATATAGATCATCTTTAGCTAATTGCATAGCTATTGGTTCAACTATAAGTTCGTCATATATAGGTATGTTTTTAATAAAAGCATTGTGACCTAACACATTTGATATTATCGTTGGCACACCACACGCCATAGCTTCAAGAGGTGGTAAACCCCAACCCTCACCACTACTGTAAGCTATTGCTACATTAGCTGACATATATAATTGTTTCATTTGATCATCTGTTAATCCTGGTTTAACTAAATAAATATATGAAAAACTATTATAAAATTTAAAATATGTATCAGTATCTTCTATTAATTTATATCCAAGTTCAACTACATTATAATCTAAGTATTGTTTGGCATTAGGTTTATTAAAATTAAATGTATGACATATTAATGATACGTTTTTATATTGCATCGTTTCTAGAAATGATGCAATAACTTTATTTGTATTTTTACGCTTCTCGTTTTTACCTAACAGTATATAAGTATAATTGTTAGTATCAATTAATTTTTCAACAATATTAGTGTTGTATAAATTATGATCAACACCTTCTGGTATAACATATATATCTTTTGTAACACCGCATTCAATTAAAATTTTTTTATGATCATTAGTTGTTGTTATAACAAATTTAGAATAACTGTTTAATATTTTTATTTGATGCGATGCAACTTTATTAGTTTCAAAAACCATAAATATAATTATATCATTACGTTTTAATTTAGGTACATGATTAACATGGTCAATATAAATAGTTGGAGTTTCAGCATTGAAATCTTTAGCAATACAATCTTCAATATAATTAGGTATATATATATTTTCAAGTTGATGTATTGATCTAAATGCAACATTATGACCTAATTGCGTTAATGCTTTAATCATATTAGTTGTATGTGTTCCGAATCCGACCTTATTTATACTACCTATGATATTAATATCCATTATAACTCCTGTAATACTTGTGTTAATATCTTAATTACTGTATCTTCTGAAAACATATTAATAATATCAGTACGTGCTATATTGCCAATTTCATTTAATTTAGATTTACTAAGTTTAAATGACTTCTGTAATTGTGTAATTAATGATGACATATCTATGTCATATATAAATCTACCTCTATAGTTTGGGTCTCGTAATAATAAACTTTTATCACTAATTGATTGTATAATATTATCTTCATTTAAATGTATAAGGAATCCATTTTTATCTGTTACATATTCAGATGGAGCACTACAATTAGATGTAATAGTAGGAATACCACAAGCCATAGCTTCAGCTATTGGTAAACCAAAACCTTCACCTAATGTTGGTGCAACATATATATCTCCTGTTACATATAGATTTGGTAAGTATTCTTCATCTATCATATGAGGTATTAATAAAATAGGCGCATGATTATCTTTAGTATAATCATAATGCATTAATAAATCACCTATAGCATTCAATGCTCTATCTGCATCTTTAAAATCAAAATCAACAATCTTAATAATTAATGCGACATCGTCATCTGCACTAAATGCTTTTAACCATGCTTGTAATAAAATATGTAAACCTTTTCTATATGAAAAATCAACATTCACAATATAATTAAATGATTTTTTATTTTTTATTTTATATGGCTTTAATGATGGATTAAATTTATCAACATCAATTATGTGTGGTACTAATTTAATTGGAATAGTTATACCTGAACTAAATAATGTAGCAACATTAAATTTACTAGCAGTCCAAATCATATCATATTTATTATTAAACATTTTAACATACGGTTTGTTAATTAGTGTTGTTTCAGTAGTAGTATATAAAATATTACATACTACTCCATTTAATTGTGGCATATTATAACCAAATGATAGTGCACCGATGTCAATACAAACTGCACCTTTTATAAATTCAGATGAATGATTAATACGAATACTTTTTATAAAACTAGTCGTATCATCCGTTACATTAGACGACTGATGTGTGTCATCTTTATTCACTTGTATGAATTTAATTTCATTATCAGTTTTATATAATGCTTTTAATAAACCAATAGTTGCCACGCCAAATCCAGATTGATTAAATGTACCTCTAACTACAATTTTCATTTATATTCCTAATCAAAAATGTCAATTAAATCTTGTGTGCTATCATTTGACTTAGTTTTATTACTAACACTAATGTCTTCGTTTTCGTCTTCTTCTTCATCTTCTTCAATTAAATCAACTAAATATACACTTTCATCATCTAATTTAGTTATAACACTTTCTAATATGTCATCAGTTAATAGTTTAATTAATTCCTTTTTAGGTAACAATGACATATTAATATTATTACCAAAAACTAATACTGGCATTTCAAAACCAACTATATCAGTAATAATCTCACTAATATTTGTAATGTTTTCAGACATCTCAGTACTATAAATGTATTCAACGTCATCTGTGTCTATATTTAAAATAAATACATCACCATCCTTTGGATGCATTCTTATTAATTCGGATTTAATATCATCAATATTAAACTTAATATAATTTTTGATCTTCATATTACACCTACACTTCCTCTATTATAAATTCTTTAGTTAATGGATTAGATGGAAACATTATTAAATTAGAACTAAATTTTATTGTATCATATCTATTTTCAGATAAGTCCGATATGTCTGTGTTTAATAATAATTTATTCCAATGTTTACACACATTACCCCATTGTAATTTGTCTGCTAATTTTAATGATTCATTTTTAATAGATGTATATACTCTATTATTGGAATATAATAAATTGATTTGCTTAGCCGCATGTTCAATATCTATGATACCTTTTATATGATTAGTTATTGGTTCATGTATTTTTGCACTTAATTTAATAGTTAAAGCATGATCTTTAGCCCAGTCACCATGCGCTGAGTAGTCACTAATCACATTAGGTATACCACAAGCCATAGTTTCTAAAATAGATAGACCCCAGCCCTCTGAATTAGTAGGAACTAAATGTACATCATAACTATTCATAATAATATTTAATAATTCAGTTGATACACCAATACCTGGTTTTAAATTTGCATCTAATATTAATCTATCTTGAACATTATAATAGTTTGATAACCATTGTAAATCCCAACCATGTGAATCATTTATAGCACAGTGCATATGTACCATAAATCGTTTACCATTAGATTTTTCATATTTATCTATTAATATTCTAAGAATTTGAAAAATAGCATCTAATCGTTTACGTGGTTGATTTCGATTAACTGAACCTATTATGAAATGTGTATCAGAATCTAAGTTAAATAAATTTTTAACAATAGTACGTTTATCAGCTATATTATTAAATTCATTTAAATCTACACCATGATTTATTACATCTATATTATCAAACTCTTTATTACGAATAATTTTTGCAGTTTTATTTATTGTTGTTTTAGCCCACTCTGTAAATACAATTAACTTATCAACTTTAGATATATAATCTAACGTGTTAATATTTTCTTCGTTATTTTTAATCATTGGTGGAAAACATTCACTATCAATAGCTAAATATGAAATTAATTTAAACTTATATCTATTTTTTAAATAAGCTAATTTATACATACCCCAAATATCATTTATGGCTATAACTATATCTGCTTTAAAATGATTAATAACATAATACGCTGATTCAAATGCATAAGGATCTGACGCATTTGCTACGCCTTTGAAACAATGATCATCTGTTATATTATGTTTAGCATTAATTGGGTTTATATGTACTAACTTATTAGTATCTGGATTATAATACTCAAACAATACATCAGAATTACAACATTCTTTATGTTTTAACAATGGTGAATAATAATGTATTTGTGTTTTATGAGCTGCGTAATCAACTGGTCTATGTGATAGGCCTAATTGCGCAACTACATATGAGTCATCTAAATTTTCTATGATTTTATTTGCTACGGTAGAATATCCAGTTTGTCTGAATATGCTGTCTGATATTATCAGAACTCTCTTTGACATGTATTAACCTTTGTTAAATGTTTATGTCTTTTTGTATCCAATTATAGTATAGTTTACTATTACCACTCGGTGTAGATATTAAAACTATTTTACTATAATTTTTTAATTTCTTATACACTAGTAATCTAAGATTCATTTTCAATCCGTATCTTAACACTATTAATATACTCATCATATAACTTACTTGCCGATTTATTATTGATTTTAAACAAATCAATACGTTGACACTTGAATAATACACCGTGTACTATTCTAGCATATATGATATATTGCTTATCTAAACTTAATTGTTTAAACTCTAACAACATAGCGTTCTGAACATTATCAGGTAATAAATCTAAATTAATATTATTTATTATGTCACTATTCATTCGTTAACTCAATTGATGAAGACTTAATTTCGTCATTAAATTCTTTCATCAACTCAGCATCTTGATATAGTTCTGATACTAATGTTTTCTTACCATCAATAATCACAAAGTCGTTTCCATCTTCCGTATCTGCAAAACCAAATGTCTTACCATTTGTTGTTTTAATTTCAATACTCATCTTATTCTCCTTATGTTATAAACCTATCAATATTAGATATTAATAATGGTTTACAGTTTTTAACTGAACAGTATATACACTGATGACCAGGACGCACTGCTCTTGATTTAATGTTGTAATCTAAAAAACCTTTGTTTATAGTATAGTCATCTTTGTCATATTTAATAATATACATGGTGTCATTGGACGCTATGTATACGATACTATCGTTACTATAGTTATATGTTTCATTATATAGATAAAAGTTTAACTTATAATAATACATCTCATAAAATGTATCAGTCGCATTACTGAAACTGATATCTATATTATATGTTACACCATTTATTATTGTCTGTCCTATTATACTACCATTAATTTTATATCTATATATATAATCGGTAGTAGTATTATTAATAAAAGTAAAACGTGTATTGAATGCACTAATGTTTTCAGCATATTTAATTAACACATCCTCAACGTCTTCTTTATCTATTTTTAATACTTTACTAAGCTTCGCTGTGTTTGATACAAGTTTTTCACAGAGAAAGCCAAAGAAACTATTGTCTGAACTATTCTTGCCATCGTTGATATATTGATCAAAAGCTTCCATGGTAATACGCTTAATAATTTTTGCATAATTATTCTCCTCTTTAAATTTACTACAATTATATACTCGTTCTGAAAATGTGCGTGATGATACCATACTAGAAACTCATCTTTCTAGTAGTACCTTGACTCCGTAATTGATTGAAGGTATGTATATCGCCTTCTTCAAATTGCATATTAACAGCATTGTATTTAAATACACACTCTTTAAGTTGACCTGTTAATTTATTCTTAACAATGTTAATCTCAACCCAAGGCATAACTACCATCTTACCATCAACTTCTTTCTCATGAATGACATGGGTAGTACGATTAACTTGATAGTCATTGTGAACCATACATACTACATCAGCATCATAATCAAGTTTGTTAGAACCCTGCATGTCTTGACGAGTAGGTCTATCAGTCTCGTTAGTAAGTTTACGTAACTCAACACTAGCCATAATGCATACCTTGTACTTAACTGCTAAATCTTTAAGTTGTGACGAAGCATCACTAATAGCATCACGCTTCTGCCCACCACCACTATCCATCTGTAACTTGTGAAAGTTATCTAAAACTAATACATGTTTCATATTAGGAAACTCTTTTGTCATCCATCTTAAATGATTTTCAACTGTTTCAATTGAATTACCATCTGTTGAATCAGCAATTGTCATACGAGCAGACATCTGTTCTACAAATCTATAAGCATCATCTACTCTACCTTTTTTCTCAGCAGATAGGTTCTTATAGTTTTGAATTTCAGTAGTAGGCAATCCACTTCTAACTGCTAACATCTTAGTAGTTAAGAAGTCTAAACTATCATCAATAGACATATAGAATAAAGCCAAATCTGGATTTGCTTCTATTAAATCTAGGGCTAATGATGTCATGAATGCTGTCTTACCTGCACTACCACGTCCTCCGAAGTACATCAATCTTTCTTTGAATGGAATACCATTCAATGCTTTTTCAATGTTCTGATGTCGTGGAGCAATCAAACCATATTCATAATTACCCGATACAATGTCAGTACGTAATAACTTTAAACGATCTCTGAATTGTATCTTCATATCCTTAACTGTGTCATACTTCTCTTCAATAGTCATCAACTTATTAAGAGCATTAGTAAGAATACCTTTTGTTTCTGATGGTACAGCACGGTTAAGTTTTACTTGTAAGAAATTACTAATATTAGATAACTCATCTAAATATTTATCATCCTTTTTATTAACAAGTAAGTCCACATCCTTTTTGATTTCAACTTCATCAATAGCAGTGTAGTTTGATAACTCATGTATCATACTAAGACGTTCAACTGAACTCTCCTCAGCCGCAATGGTAGGGATGATCTTCTTAGCAACACTAAGCATATCATTACTATACTCTGCGTGTTGTAATGACCAAGCAAAAGGACTCAACTGTGGCAACGCTAAGAATGATTTCAAACCAAACTCTCTAACATAAGAGTCGGGGTCGTAATCAGTTGGGAGGTCTATAATTGTTATAGTAAACTTCTTGAATGGAGCCAAACGCTCAATAGCAAGTTTAGTTCCCTCGTAGCCACCGTTATCAGCATCTAAACAGAGAATGATCTCATTCTCATTATCATACAATACTTTTTCGGCATGGAAATCAGTTATAGTAGTAGAACCTAATGCAACAGTCTTATCAAGACCAACTTGTTGTAAGTAGATAGCATCAAGATATCCTTCAACAATATAGATAGGTCCACTAAGACGCTTAACTTTATCATAGCCAAAAAGTATCTCTCCCTTTTTATACACATCACTATTAGGGCTGTTAGAATACTTTCTAGTAGCATGCTCGTTAGCATCTAACTTACAGTTTCTACCAACAAATCCGACAGGTCTACCATTAATATCATTAATAGGTATTACAAATCCATCACGATTTAATAACGAATGATGTTGAAGACCCTTTGAAGCTAAGAACTCTTTATCAGTATGTCCTAACTTTTCTATAGACTCGTTAAAGGCAGATTTAGAAGTAAGTATACCAATATTAAATTTATCTATACTCTCTTCCGTTATCCCTCTCTCTATCAAATGCTTTATGCCAATATGGTTAACCTTTAATTCATTATCGCCATTACGAACCATTCTATGGATAATCTTAGTCGCATCCGATATAGCTCTCAACGCTTGGTATCTACGTTTCTGATCCTCTGATATCTCCATTGGAGAATACGCAATATTAAACCGCTCAGCAAGAGTCTTAATAGTCACGTCCCAAAACTCGGCACCAACCAAAGGCATTCCCTCTAACCAGTGAGCCGCTGTAAAAATATTACCATCATGACCCACACCACTAAAACAATGGAACACTTGTCCTTCAAACTGTCCGTTACCTCTGTTAATAGACGCAGAAGGATTATGGTCTGGATGGTCGGGATGTATACACGAAAAGAAACCTGCACTATTTATAGCAACATGTTGCGATGCTAAATACTCTGGTAACTTTGCTCTTAACTCTCTAATCACTGATAGGTTATTACTGTTGTTCATTTTTAAATCCTTTAGATTGTATTTATTTATACATATATTATACCACACTTTCTATATATGTCAATATACAAAGCACAATATTTATAAAATAAAAGGTAACCAATTAAGGTTACCTTCTACTCATTATTTTTTCAAATAATTATTTAAATATTAGATGGCGGTACGCTATCTATAAAATCTAGAATTTTAATTAAAACATCATCACTTGTCAGATCAGTAGCAGATAACTTAGTATCATTTGCTTCATTATATTTAGCAATGTAATCAACTAATACTGCTTTACCTGTCTTACCATCACGATTGAGTTCAGTAATACGACTCATAGTAGAATCACTAATGTTTGATTTAACATACTTCACATTAGAGCCACCCTTAGATGCATCATAACGTCCGTTAGGCGTAGTTGAGTCAGTCTTGTTAGGGTCAACCGCAGGTGTAGCGTTAGCGACCTTCTGTTGAACTTCATTAGCAACACTATCAACCTTAGCATCTGACTTAAAGTGTTTAGTCAGATCCCAAATGCGTTTCCCATTACTATCAGCAGGAACCCATTTACCACGGTTATCTTTCATTGACTTAGTCTTCTTAATACCAAGTGAATAAAGGAAACGTCCAACTCCCCATTGTACTGCCGCTCTTTTAAAAGCATCAGATACCATACCCTTTTCTTTCTCAGCCATAGACTCTGTACCTGTGTCTGATTTCCAAACCCATTCACTCTTATCATTATCCCAAATACCTAGATGACAAAACAGTTGATTTCCAATTGTTTCATATTTAGTTTGCCAGTTGTTTGGTCCAACTACATCATCAAGTTTATCTTGAACTTGTCTAGCATCTACGTATGCTACGCAATTACAATTCCACTCATTCGCAGTCTGTACTTTAATCTTATGGGGCATTGTTTCTGTAAGCTTCTTAAAATTGATACTCATATCAACTCCTCTTGTTTAATTCATACATATATTATACCACATTTATTTTATTTGTCAACTATTAAATTGAAAAAGTACAAACATAAGTCATTTCTATTGGGTCAATACCAATGTTTATTATTTTAACATCTTCAAATGTCTGATATATACTATTACCTTGCATAATAATAATCTTCATATTATTAGATGCACAGTGTGCGTACCATTGTGATTCAGATAATGTAGTAACTGATACTTGTATTTCTATTACTGAAGATATTTTTCTATATATATCATCATACACTCGTTCTTCTCTGTTATTTACTAAACTAAATTTATCAACTCTATAATGACTACCACCACCAGATATATAAACATTAAAATCACTAAGTCTATTATCATATACTGGAACGTTTGCTTTAACATTTATTTTATGATTAACTAATCTTAAATTTAACATATTAATTCCTTACAGTAACACAGGGTTATGCCATTTATGGAACTGACCTATAATATCTTTATAACCTTTTTTATATTTATTAATTACTATCGAGCCAGAGTTATAGACAGTTATCGTAGCAAGTTTAGTTTTATATACACTAGATATTTTAGTTGTACTAAATAATTTAAAGTCAAGTTCTTCTAAGAATAAGATAAAGTGTTTAACATCTTTCTTAAATACACTGAGTTTAGTAGCTGTCTTCTTACTAGCCTTAGCTTTTTTCTTTGCTTTAATTTTATTTTTATACTCATGGAAATTACTATGACAAGTCTCACATAGAGTAACTAAATCATTTAGTGGTGCTTGCCATGGCTTACCACTATACTTTCTATGATGAACTTGTAAGTTATCATGAGAGTTACATAGACGACATCTAAACCCGTCTCGCTCTTTAACTAGACTAGATATATTAATCCATCTGTAATCTTTTAACAAATCATTGTACGCCATATTCAATTCCTTTTTTTCTAACAATATTATTATACCACTCATCTGTTATATGTCAAGAACTTTTCTATATTATATCTATTATTACTGTAAGTAATAATAGTATTATATAATATATATATAATACTTTATATATAAAGGTGTTGATAACTGTTGAAACTATTAACAGTTGTTGATAACTTGTTGAAAGTATAAGGTGTTGAAAACATGTTCATAACTTTTTATAGAACAGTTTACGATTTAGTATTGACATATCTGATTTATGTGGTATAATATTAGTACATAAAGGAGAAACAATATGTTTATAAACAAACTATTTTCAGACAAAGTAGATGCAGTAACAAATGATAGAGCGCCACTGTACCGTGTACAGAATGTTATATGGGCCAGTGAAGGCACAGCAGACTTAGGTGGCGGTATATGTATAGGTGAGTGTCAGCGCTCATTGTTCTATAGATTCATGGGACAAGATACAACTAACCCTATGTCGGTTAGAGTACGTAATATTTGTGATTCTGGTATCATGTATGAAGACAAACTTATTACAGACTTTAAACGTAAAGGTATGTATGTTGATGATCAAATTAGAATGGAATATGTATCAGAGAAAACTAGAAATAAAGTAATCACTTCTGGTAAGATGGACTTAATGATATTAGAGGACGGAAAATATATTGGTATTGAAATCAAATCTATATCATCTTATAAAGTAGCAACCGTATTCGGTGACGCTAAGAACTTTCCATTACCTGCCGCTAAGAATTTAATACAAGCTATGCATTACAAACGTAAGTCAATGCTTGGACCTGTACTTTGTAACGACAAAGAAGAACGTACTGTTGAAGAAGTATATTTATTATATGTTGATAGAGCAACTGGGTGTACTATGTATTTTAAAGTAGACATTGACCCAGAAGGTTATGCAATCATAACACCGATAGATGAAGCAGGAAAAGTATTTGAAACTGTACATTTACAAAACGTAGATGGGTTTGATGTATTAGCTACTCATCCAACAGCTGCTGATAAGCAACAGGCACGTCTTGCTGAGCTTAAGTTTAGTCTAGACGATGTAATGGCTAGATTTGATGAAGTGTATGACTATGCTCGCTCTGAGCCACCAGTACTTCCACCTAAAACTTATAGTTTAATCTATACAGATGAAGAAGTAGAAAAGCAATACCACTGCGGTCTTATTTCTAAATTAAAATATAATAAACATTTTAAGAAACATGAACCAATAGGTGATATGCTTTGCTCTTTCTGTAACTACAAAGAAACATGTCTTAAAGACGATGGTGTAGTTATGGCGTAGTGTTTTGAACAGTATAAGCAATTAATGCTTTGTACATATTATCAGCGTCTGTCATCATAGCTAACAGGCGTTGGTAATTTGTTCTAAAATCTTCAATCTCTGTGTTACTTAAATAATATTTAGTATCACTAGGGATTGATATTGTTTGCAATTGTTGCTGAATATCATTAATAACAATTGAATTTTGATTAATAATATTTTTAGTATTAGCTTCAGATGTTTTCAACTGACCATGTGTAGCATACTTTGGTAATTGATGTTCTAATGCATTAATTCTAGCAGTCAATGCTACAACTGTATTTTCTAATGTAGCTATTCGTGTATTTAAATACGATATTGAATCAACAGACATAATTAACTCCTTTTATATCTTAGTTTGGCACCCCGTATTACTGGAGTAGTCATGTTGTGTTCTGTAAACTTAACATGTAAATATAATCTATCACTAGAATTAACAGTAACGGTTGCATTATGTAATTCAATAACTTTACCATCAGCTATATCTAATTTGATTTCTTTTAGTGGATTGATTGTAGTTGATCCATCTGGATTAATAACAGTTCTCGCAACTACTAAACTAACATCTAATACTGGAGTTGAACCTTTAAGTAAAGCTTCAGCGTTTGGTGCATCAAAATAATAACCTAAATTAACATCATGCAATGTTAATGTGACTGAATTAGTTATATTTAATAGTTCTTGAAACAACATATAACATTCCGATGTTGTATTATTAAAATCCATAAACGCAACATCTATATTACTAAAACCAAAATAACCTAATGAATCAGTAGTAGCTTTAATTTTAATAACACCATTAAATTCTTTAGGTGAAACATATATTTTTAAGGGTGTACATTTTTCAGATGATAGTGGATTAAATGTTCCAACTATTTGATTAGTTATTTCAACATCAACACCATATAAATTTTGATAAAATATTTCATTTATTTTATAACTAAAAATAGGAAATGGATTAATTTCAATATAATTAAATCTCTTAGTTAATGTTTGCGGTAACACTATTTCAAACTCAATATCAGTATTAGGTGCATACTGTTTAAACCATACTGTTTTTAGCGAACCATCTAATGCTTTAAATGGTGCTGTATCAAATGTTTGCTCAGTACCATTAATAAATATTTTAACATCAGGTGAAACTTTCCCATTGTATCCTTCATTTCTAGGTATCTTTGAATACTTAGATGTCAATCCTAACGTAGTATAACCATATGCTGTATCATAATTTATATTTTTATATTTAATATTACTATCATGGGATGTAACATATGCGTGATACATAGTATCATTTAGTTTACGTGTTAAACTATTGTAGTAATTACCTAACGATATAGCTTGAGCATTAAATGCTTCTTCATATACTTCTAGTGTACTATTTATTTCTTGAGTTCTAATAATAGAACGCAGTACAGATTCACGTAGTGATTCAAATTGTTTATTTAATTTCTCACTACTTATCGGATCTGAATAACCTATCTCTTCTATATATGGATATACGGATAAGGTTTTATTATTGTTTATATTCATTATTACATTCTCCTTAATTCATTAATAGTTATAAGTCTTCCCCACTCAGTATATAATGGGATTGGTTCGTTTGTATTTATATTTAGTATTAGATTTTCTTTCGAAGTATCTAATTGTAGTATAGCATTATATATAACGCCTCTAAGTTTTTGTTCAATAATATCAAAGGCACCTATATATGTACTATTTCCATCTTGATCATCATAACCTAAGATGTATGTTAATTTATAATATAAATCTTGAAACTTATCATTTAGTTCGTAAGATATTAATGGGTAATTTTTTCTCATTATAATTCATCCAGGTTAGTATTCATAGTGAACTTAACATTATTAAGCATCGGTGATAACGATTCATGTTCACTAGTTAATTGTATTTTATATAGAAACTTATCTAATACTACATCAGTATTTTCAATTAATCCATACGTAATAGAATAGAACGATGGAATATTTTCAGCAGTATTATAAAATAAGTGACCAGTATTACCAGTTGTAATATCTAAGCTATCCACATTAATATCACTATTAAATGTAGAATGTTGTTGATATAAAAATGACATGTCTGAGTTTTTAAAATCAGCAGGATATGTTACACCTTGATTCCATTTAGTATCAGTTACATATGATGAATCAATAGAATATACACCACTTATAATATCAGTACCTTTTGAGCCAGTTATAAATGATTGTATATTACCGTGTGCATCAAATTCTTTACGATGATAGTGTCCTATGTTTTCAATCATATGTTCTTTTTCTAATATATAAGATGATTTTGTAGTGTTAAAATAATAACCTGGTACTAAATTCTTAGATGGTTCTTTGACTACAATATAACTATAATTTAATTCATCAATAATGGCACACCTCATGTCATCTTCATAAGATGTACTATATAATAATGTTTCTAATGAAACAGTTTTTAATGAATTAGCGTTAGCAACAACTTTAGCATTTCCAATAACTTCTAAAAATTCAGATGAATTTGGCGACCAGTTATTAGCTGGAGCACCTCCGTCATCTGTTGTTATGCAATGTATAACTAACTCATAAATACCCCTATTTAAATTAGTTGTTACTTTGTTCTCATTCATCATATTGTAGTCTGAGGAACTATCATCAGTTCCAGTTATAAATTTATCATTATCAACATCATAAATTTTATATTTTGTTATAACATCAGCAGTAGTTTCGTCATATGTATAAGTTGATTGTTTAATAGTAATATCAGCATTATCATCAACTATAATAAAACCTTTCCAAAATGATGCATCGTTAGTTATAGTACTAATACCGTATTGATAATGTACTGGTGTAACTACACCTTCAGTGTCATGTTCCATTTTAGCAAAGTCAATAAGTACACCACTAACTGGTCCATTATTAACCACATCATATTGTTGTGACTCAGTTAAAAACAAATTAGCTAAATCATATTTAACAAATTTAATTGAACTATCTATAAATGTTTCATGTTCTTTAATAGGTAAATTAATAATACCTGATAATGAATAAAGTCCAGTTACTTCATCGTGTGGAATATTAGTATCAGCTTTCAACTCATGTTTAATAGCACTATGATGATTCCAAACCATATTATGTGGATAGTAATCGTTAGAATCACTAACACCAATATCATTTAATGGTTTAGTTTGATATGTATATAAACTCATATTAGTCATAGTAAGTTTAGCATTTCTTGCATACTCATATATTTTATAAAATTTAATACCATTAATATAAAACTCAGGATATGTTTGTTTGATAGCATTGATATTAACATTCCTATCATAACTAACTTGACTAGAGTTTGGTCTATACCAACCTGGTATATGTGCGAACGCTTCATTGAATGTTACCGTTCTTTTCTTTGATTTAAAATACCAGTTAAATGGGAATCCGTATATTGGGTTGCCATATGAATAATTATATAACTCAGGTGCAACACTAACCATACTATCTAATAATGGTAACCAAGCTGTATTATTAGTATCAATTACTCCAGATAGAAATAACCCAGGTACTAATGATGAATCATAATAATCATCTTGAGGATATGTTCCTTGTAATGTAGTATTATATCGTTTATCTCCAAATAGTATGTCTAATGAGTTAGCAATACTATTATCATGCAAATCTTTTTTCTTTGTTTTAATAAATTCTATTACTTCTGGTTTTAAATTATCACTAGAATAACTTTTTAATAGTTGCCAGTCATAATTCATATAATTAAAATCAACAACACCTGATATATGTGTTAGTCCAATTATATCAGATAAACCGACCTCTGTAAATATATCATTATCAGGATCAGTTCTAACCAATGTTACTTTATTAACTGATTCTGGTGTAACATACAAGACA